GCAGGTCGCCAGCATCTACCACGCCGGGTCCTTAGGGGGGACCAAGCCAAAACCGTTTGCCAGTAGTGAATAACCGTTATTCGCCGACCTCGTGTGAAAACTGGTAATATCGCTCATCACTGAAGACGTAAACTTCAGCTGAGAGGATAAGACGGTCACGAAGATCATCCATGTCATAGAGACCAATGTCGTATTTGGCCATAATGACTTCCAAGAACTCGTCATCACTGAGAACGATTTCCTCCTCCAAGATGGATTGACAGACGTCGTGTACGCTCCTGGCGTTCTGCTTGGCAAACCATGTAAGGTCATGCAATCTAACATCTTCTAGAGGGAAACCGGTAGAACGAGCCCGGTCAAGGAAGGCATCACGTAAGTAGCCGACGTGTCGGAACTCGTACGCATAAGAAAGGGATTTACCGGCCATATACATGGCGTCGCTGACCTCGGAATTCCGATTGGCTCTGGCGTTAAAACGACAGAGGGCCTTGCCAACGAGAGGCACCATACAATGGTCTAATCCTTTCGGCACAAAGAACCTGCTAAGGAACGTTAAGTCACAATAGAACCTGCACTCACGAGCTTTAAGCTTCATGTGAGCACTGGCACAGTGTTCCGTCCACTGGGCGGGGACCAAGCCTTTGCTATCCGTACCAGCTGCAATATCGTCACCGAGGATGGCTGCTTTTGTTCTCTTCATACGTTTTTTCCTAGCGAATGAATACCAAAGGGAGAAGTTCCATACTGAGTTTCGCCCAGTGGTGTCAGTGCCGCCGGTGGCTAATTGATTCTCAATTATGGCACTGATACCGTAGTCGTAGGAAACGACTCTGAACTCTTTGGAATTCGCCACGTAGAATCGAATACTCCAAGATGGTGCTCCAGAACACTTCATCCAGTGTGCAAAAATCTCATGTACATCCGACACCTGGCTCTTGTCATTTGAGGAAAAATCGCCTTCAAAGTAGCGTTCACAACCGTAGAGAGAATTGGCTATCTCTACGTCGTTTTTCTTGTAGGCAAAAATGACTTTTTCAACTGTGTCGTCTGAGAACTCGTTTAACGCGTGACTGAGGCGGTTATTGAACTCATCCATAACCGGACCTGTGAGGACGTTGTATTCGTCTGAACCCACATAAATTACACGCGGAGCCCATGACGTGTCGTTCCGTTTTAAGAGCACTTCACCCTT